GTCGCCCCCGTTGGGCGACTCACCTTAGAGACACGTCTGTCTCATTCCAACATTATGTGGAAAGATCCCCTCGTAACTGTAAAAGAAGGTTTTGTGGGAAACCATTTTGCCCATGGGCAGAATGGCGGTTCCCCGCCTTACCAATCGTACAGCCCCGCGATGCCGGCATATGTCGGCAAAACCGAGGTACTGTATAGTGAGGATGATGCTAAAGGCCGAAGAGACAAGAGGTGTGAGCATTACTGCTACACTTCTAACGTCCATAAGGCCCCCATCATATACGCACAGTCCTTTTACGATACACCAGCCGCTGCACCATGGTTCTCATGGTACTGCGACAACCCTATGGTTAATTGGTGTGATCTTGGGACGCGAGGATTCTTCTACGGTACTGTCGACGACCCACGTGGTGGGTTGTCGCCACTCTATGTTGAGAGTTCTAATCCTGCAGCACGTCGCTGCAGGGGTGAATTAGACACCTCAGCGCTCGTGGATCGTTGCCTTCAAGCAATGCTCCCCGAGATTCGACCAAATCTGAGCTTGGTGAATAGTGTCATTGAGCTCAAGGACTTCAGGTCCTTGGCGAATAGATTTGCATCTGCTCTGCGTAGTCGTGACGCGTTTTACCGAACCCTGCAAAGGGTGGTAAACGGCTTTAGACCGGAAACGGTCAGACGAAACATGACGATGCGAAGTATTGTACGTGGCGCAAGCGAAACGAACCTTCAGTGGTCTTTTGCTTGGGCACCGCTGATTGCGGACATATCTGCTGTGCAGCAGAGTCTGCGGTCACTCAGGCGGTCAGTCGATAGACTGATCACTAATGAGGGCAGGAGGTTGGTGCGGCACTTTAGTGTGCCTATATCCGAATACGGTGATTCCTTAGACGAGAACACGCTGAGTCCTTGGGCCCTTTACGGGGTCAAGAACTCTTACGTCTATCGTCGAAAGGTCACGTATCCGACTGCTAAGTTTACAGTTACGCTCGAGTATTCTTACAAGATACCCGAGTGGGTTAAAGAAGATCAGTATCTTCGGGGCTATCTAGATATGTTCGGGCTTCAGGTGAATCCCGCCATACTTTGGAACGCCCTCCCATGGAGTTTTGTTGTTGATTACTTTGTCGGCATAGGCCGATTTCTGGATCAATTCAAAATCCGTAACTTCGAAACCAACACGACACTAATGCGGTGCTGTATCTCGTCTCACGTTCAGCGCAAGATTGAAACGACCTTGCAGGTCGTAAATCATCCTGCCTTTGGACACGGGACGGGAGAAGTGCCGGTGTGTACGGTGCTGGAGGAGTCGTATTTTCGGACTCCTTACGTGCCAGACATGCTACGCTCGCTTCGTGCGAGCGGCCTGGACTTGCGAGAGTTCAGCCTTATCGGTTCCCTGGGTGCCGCCCGTTGGCGGTGACTCAGATGAAGCTCGCTTATGACAAGGCTTTGTGGGGGTAGTCCCCTCGCATTGCTGCGCGTGAGTAGGGTCTTAACAAAATCCTCTGCCCGAGGTTAAGGGCAAACACAGATCATGTTACCAACAAGCCTACTGACTAATGAAGTTAAGGACAAGGCTGGTGCCGAAGTTGAATTCGAACACCTGTCTTTGGAGGGGCGAACCCACCTGTACCGCAAGAAAGCGGACGTGCCGTCGAATCCCACCATTCTCAAGGTTGCTCACCAAGAGACTGGTACTGGGATCTCGCGAACGCGTCGGAGCCAAGTCCGGTTGGACTTGGGCTTTACCGGGAAATCCGGTAAACCGTGCACGGCGAGTTGCTACAAAGTTTTCGTAGTTCCCGAAGGGGAGCTCGATGATTATGACGTCATCAAAGATGCGTCGGCGATGCTGGATAGTTTCTGCGCCACTACTGGTGCGGCTACTACCGTGTTGTTCGATGGATCTGGAAATGGCGACTCCGCCGGAATCAATGGCACGGTCTAGGTCGTATGACCCGGATCGTAATACTTATCTCGAAAATCCTTTGTGAGAATGCACCTATTTGTCTTAAATTCCTCAGCAGGTTGCTGGGGGGACAGAGGGGGTATCCTCGTTTGGGATCCAAGAGAAGAAGGAAACATTGATGTCCAGTCCTTGCAAACAGTTTGTTCTGAATGCAAGTGTTGCTCTGCTTCTCGCAGGCACACTGTGTTCCGGGTGTTCGTTCAAGAGTTTCAAACTCTCAGTGGACGAGGGGATCTTATCCCCGAAGCATGAGCGCGATATAATTGCGCCAGTGCCTTTCCCGTCTGATTCTGGAGGTGTAAATCCTCCTACGGAAGAGAACCTTCCGTAAGTAATGGAATCAGTAGAAACCGTAAGCCGTACTTTCGGCGGGTGCTCGTAGCCCGTTGGATGTCCGGACCGCGGTGACAAATGAGTAACCACTGTTCGGGGTAACTCCCCGAGCAGTGGCTGCTTTAGCAAAGCAGAAACTTACTCTCATTAGGCGGCACTTCCAGTGCTGCTTGGTGTTGTTTGTAGATAGGTTTGATCATAACGCTTGTTGGGGATCATCACGAATTGGTTACATCTATATGCACCAAATTAAAAGTCGTGTAGCTCAGATGCGCTCGTCAGAGCGCTTATTATATCTGGCTGTCGCCCAACTGCGTGACGTGCAAACGTTACACAGTGATGCGATATCACCTGAATCGCTCAAACTCACGGCCGCAAAGGTCGTCAGTCGTGTGTCGATGGAAGGAATTGGTTTCTTAACCAAATCACTACCACGTCTAGGTAAGGCCCTTGATCGGGCTTTATCGGGTGAAGTTACGTTGAACGCTGAGTCTGAGGGTTTTAAACCCATGGATGGAAGCGTGCTCCCTGTTTTGCTAGGGGAGCTATTCCAACGTGTCTTTACTAACGACGGTTGCGTCCGGGTGGACGCCTGTGTCAGTAGCATCAAGTCGTTGAGGCAGTTTTTGTACAGTTTTTATAAGTACAAGTTGCCCTACGATACAGAGACGGAGGTCGCGGTCCTTGACAAGTTTGTAGAAACTGAAAAGGAAGTTACGCGATGGTCGGAGTTCTTTTCCATATGGAATGATGCTCTGATTAGCACAAATGACGCCCGGGTTAACCGGGAAGTGGATAAGGTATACCCATTCTACACGTCATTAGCCATGCGAGCGAGGCGGTTGTTGTTCCGCGCGCTCAAGGATCTTGATTTACGTGATATCAAACCGTCCCACGGACCGGGAGCTGTTGCCACAGGGGAACAGCTCCACGAGAAGTGGACGTTTAGTCAGATATCTCCGCGTCTTGCGGAAGTGTATCCTATTGATGAGTTTTTCTTCTCATCACTTAGTCACGTATGTGATCGCCCCGAGCAATTGGAGCGAATCGAGGTCTGTGAAGTTCCGGCCAAGGTTGTCCTTGTCCCGAAAGATTCACGCGGGCCTCGTCTGATTTCTGAGGAGTCGCTGAGCAATCAGTGGATTCAGCAGGGTCAGATGAGAGCTATTGTTCGTCACGTAGAGCGTCATCCCTTAACTAAGGATAACGTTCACTTCACAAACCAGCAACCGAACCGCTTCGGGGCCCTTCTGGGCTCAAGCAGTGGTAAGTTCGCGACACTTGACCTCGCAGAGGCCAGTGATCGCGTTTCGGTAGGTTTGGTGAAACTACTCTTCCCAGGCAACGTCTGTGACGCCCTGATGGCGAGTAGGTCTCTATCAACGGTTCTTCCGGATGGAAGGGTTATCAAGCTCAATAAATTCGCGCCGATGGGGTCAGCAACATGCTTCCCTGTCTTAGCGCTTACGGTTTGGGCCCTCCTTTCTGTCGGAGCTCCGGATGCGGAATCCCGAGAGGGGTTATTGGTATATGGCGATGATGTCGTCGTTCGAAGCGGTTACGCCGCGCACGCGATACGTATACTCGAAGCTTTTGGCCTAAAAGTCAATAAGCATAAGAGTTTCTCCAGTGGATTCTTTAGAGAATCGTGTGGCCTAGACGCCTACAAAGGCGTTGAAGTTACCCCAGTGCGTTTTAGCACTGTCTGGACAAGTCGTCCATGCCCAGAAACGCTTACCGCTTGGTGTGAGTACGCCAACGGATTTTACAAGCGTTCGTTCTTCTATACCTACGAGTGTATCGCAGGGTGGTTGCTCGGAATCTATCGAGTGATCCCGGAGGTGTCACAGGGTTTACCCTGTCCGTCTCTCATGGAAGTTCCTGAATTATATCGACCGCGCCGCCGCGTGAACTATAAGGTGCAAATCTTACAGTACATGTGTTGGGATGTTCGGTCGAGGAACCTAGAGTTGCCAATAGATGGCTGGAGTATGCTGTTGCGTCACCTGACCAACAGTGTCCCATCAAGCGATCCTGATTATGAAGTGCGAATCAAAGACTTCTTGCAGGGGCTATCCGCAATCGGTTCTTACACGAGCGGCAGACGCGCTCTTATTGTGGGGAAAGGGGATCTTCAATTTGATTCCCCCCCATTTTCAGTCTGTTTGTATACCAGACCTGGGACTACGCGGCTGGCTAAACGCTGGATCCCCCACATCGGGGGAGACCGGCCTAGGCTCAAGTGCGATCCTCAGGTGGCATGTAAACTAACTCTTAGTTGAGGTAGTTTCAAACAAGTGGTAC